GCTCCACGATTCGCTCTTCCGTCGCGTCGGTGACGTGCTCCACGTAGGCTTTCAGCACCTCGAACGCCCCATCGTCGATGTCGCCCGTGTCCGCCGCCAGCTCGCGGAATCTCCGCAGCAGCTTGTAGGTCGTCCACGTGTTCAGCTTCCCGTCGTAGATGTGGACCTCTAGACCGTCCACAGTCACCGAACGGGGAGCAGCGGGGAGCACGTCGCCCCCCGCCTTCGCCTGCGCCAGCTCCAGGAGCTGGTCGGCGGTCATCTGCTCCGCGTCCATGTTATTGCGTGAACGCGATGTACTCGTGCAGCGTGCAGCCGTCCGAGTCAGCGATGGCGTTGAACGTCAGGGAGCGTCCGTCAACCTGCGTGCCGTCCATCGCGACCTCGCCGCGCTCGGTGAGCTGCAGGGTGCCGCAGATGCGCTTGACCATGTTCTCGCGCGGTGCCGTCTCGATGCAGATGCACACGGGCTCGAGCGTGCCGGCGTGGTGCTCGATGCTGATGGTGCCGGTCTGGGCGTCCACCTCCACGCTGCCCTCGCCCCACGTCAGCTTTGCCACGTCCTCGTTGATCTGGATCGGCGTGAAGCTGATGCTCTCGGTGAACTCGGTCTGCGGGTTGTAGACGACCGTGCGGCCCTCCCACGCGCGAATCTCGTCGGTGCTCACCGACTCGCTGATGGTCACGCCCGCGTCGCTCGTGAAGCCCAGCAGCTTCCACGTGCCCGTGGGCAGTGCCGTCGTGGCGTCGGTCGGCAGGGTCGTGCCCTGCGGTGCCACGTAGATCGCGCCCGTCGCCTTCGCGGAGCCGACGCCGACCTTCGTTGCGTCCATAGTAGCCATGTGCTACCTCCTATTTGGTTTTGGTTTTCGGAATCAATCGGCGAGCTGCGCCGTGCAGTCCAGCGACAGCTGGTAGCGCGGCAGGCGCGTGTCCTCGTCGAAATAGGCGTAGGGGCCGCTGTCCACGCTGGCGCGGTGAACGCCGCGCGGCACGTCCCCGCCCACGAGCGCGAGCCTGATGGCGTTCGCCATCTCCTCGGCGCGTGTCTCGGTGCGCGCCCACGTCTGCACGGCCATCGCGGGATGGTCCACCATGTCCGCGACCAGCCCGCCCACGCGCTCCACGGTGACGAACTCGTCGCCGCTCTTCGGCGGTCGGGTGGACGCGGCGTAGCCCTTGCCCGCGAGCCACGCGACGAAGGCCTCGGTGACGCTGTAGGTCATCAGCCCCTCGCTTTCAATAGCGTGTTGTGAAGCAGGCAGTCCTTGCGGGCGGCGTAGTTGTCCGTGTAGACGATGCCCACCCACGTCTCGCGCTTCTGCGCGTCGCTGCCGTAGACGGGCGCTGTGCCGCCGACTTCCTGCCTCGTTTTCCAGTCCGTGACGCGCTCGGTCTTGAAGCCCGCGGCCATCGCGTTGGCGCGCGCGGCGGTCTGCTGCGCGATGCGGGACACCTCCGCGCCCACGCCCGGCAAGTTGCACATCACCTCGCGCAGCTTCGCGTCCGTGATGTCGGTGGTCACGCTAGCCATCGGCCCGCTCCACTTCCACGGCCATGTGCCATTGCGTCGGCGTGTTCGCGTCCATGTACGGGCGCGGCTCGCCGACGACGCGGTAGCCGTCCTCGTTCGCCCACGGCGCGGGCAGCGACACGGTGCAGCCCGTCAGGTCGCGCGTGTACCCTTTCGGGAAATGGAGCGTGTACGCGACGGTAACGCCCTCTGGGCGGCTGGCCTCCAGGTCTGCCGTGGCCCCTGGTGCGATGAGTACGTTTTCCACCGACTCGGTGGCCTCCGTCCACGTCGGGTTGCCGAAGCGGTCGGTGCCGCTCTGCGTCCTGTAGGCGACGCTCACGGTCGTGCCGCTAATCATCGGTCGCCCCGATTTTCGGGCTGATGCTGCCGATGTAGCTGGCGGTGATGCCGAGCATGCGCTTCTCCAGCTTGGTGAGGTAGAGGTCGCCGCTCGGGTTCGCGTAGTTCCAGCTCTGCGAGTACGGCCCCGCCGTCATGGACATGGACGACGCGCCGAAGCTGTCGGCCTGCGTCGCGCTCATGGCGCGGATCACCATGTCGGACACGACGATGCGCGCGATGTCCGCGTCCACGCTCACGCACAGCGCGTCGAGCATCGCGGAAGCGTCGTCAATCAGCGCCTCCGCGCGGCTCTGCTCCTCGGTGGACAAATCGCGCCAGCGGCGCTCGATGTCGGTCACTTCCGCATATGCCATTTACTGCTCCTTCTTGGCGGCTGCGCGCTTGCGCGGCGCTGCCTTCTTCTTCGGCTCTTCGGCCTTCTCGAAGCCCGCGGCGATCAGCCTCTTGGCGATGTCGGCGGGAGCGTCCACGATGTGGCGCGTGTAGGGTTCGACGAGCCTCATGCCGCTACTCCGCGTCCGTCAGCTTGACGAAGGCGGCGGCGTCGCGGACGACGAAGCCGACCTCGGCCTCGACGCGCAGGGCGAACATGTTGCGCTGCCACAGGTTCACCTGTTCCTCGCCCGTGTTGATGGTGGCGTCCTCGGAGATGGAGACGTTGATGCCGTCCACGATGCCGTAACGGGCCTGCGCCCAGTCGCCCGCGAAGCCGATGACGTTCGGCGTGCCGGCCTTGTAGACGTTGCGGCTGCGGACGATGGGAGCGCCCAAAACAGCGCCCACGGTGCCGTCGGAGACGGTCGGGACGAAAACGGGGCGGCCGTTGCCGTCCGTGCTGCCGAGCAGCAGGGCCTCGCCTGCGGGCGACATAGCCCAGCCGTTCAGCTCGCCGTTGGCCGCGGCGATGGTGGACAGGGCGGTGACCATCTTGCCGTACGTATTCTCGCCGCCGATGCCGACCGCGGTGGAGCCGGTCAGCACGTCGAAGTTGCTGCCGGGGGCCGTGCCGTTGAAGATGGTGGCGTCGAACTTGGCCGCGATGCTAGCGGGCAAGCGGCGCGCCAGCTCGTTGTACAGCGCGGGCATGTCGCGGCGGAACTCCATGGAGAACAGCTCGATGACGGCGATCTTGTACGGGGTCATCTGCTTGGTGCTGAACGTGGAGGCGGAGACGGGCTTCTCTGCCGTCTCGCCAACGAAGTCGGCCACGGGGTCGCCCGTGATGACGGGGACGGTCACGCCCGAGCCGGGCAGCTGGATCTGCTGCGCGAGCTGCATGACGGCGGATTCCTCCTGCGCGGCTGCCCAGACCTCTGCGGAGAGCTGGGACGGCAGGACGATGCCGTTGGTGGTGCGGTTGATGTCGATGGGGTCGGTTGCGTATGCCATGGTGTGGCTCCTCTACTGTCGTTTGAAAAGTGGTTCGATCGCGTCGGCGAAGATGTCGGCGCTGGTCTGCGGGGAATCGTTCCCCTTGACGATGCGCGTGCCCTTGGCCGTCGGCACGGCGTGCGTCGGCTGCTGGTGGTTCGTCCACTCCTGCGCGAAGGCCTCCATGGCCTCCTCGTCGGCGCAGTACGAGAGCAGCGACAGCGGCACGCCCGATTTCTCCGCGACCCGCTTGGCCGCGTCGTCGTGCTCGGCCTTGGCGACCATCTTGGCGAGCTCCGCCTCCGCCTTCTCGGCTCTGGCCTCGGCTCGCTGCTGCTCGGTCATTTGCTCGGCCTTGAGGGCCTCCAGCTCGTCCGCGGCCTTCTTGTTGGCCTTGGACTTGCGTTCCCACTCGCGCGATTGCGCCTTCCACTTCTCGGCCTCGGCCTGCCAGTCCGTTTCGGCCTGCGGCTCGGTCTGCGCGGAATCGTCCACCTGCGCGGGGTCTGCCTGCATCGTCTCTTCTGCCATGATTGGCTCCGTTCTCCCCGTTTCGGGGCATAGAAAAAGGCACCCGTTGCGGATGCCGTCGGTCGGTGCCGCTGCCGTTCGGCCTCGGCTATGTGAAGCGCCGTGTGGCGCGTGTCACCTCGTCAGTTGATGCCGTTCTGCTCGCGCATCACGATTAGAATCGAGTTCGCGCTCGTCCACGGCTCGTCGGTGCGCTCGTAGTGCGCGGCTCTCGCGTCCTCGATGCGCCGTTTCAGCTCCTCGGGGACGTTGCCCGCCTTCAGGTCGTCGCGCGCGCGCTCGTACATGCCGTGGCACTCGTCGAAGCGCCGCTCGTAGCCCGCTATCTGGTCGGGTCTGGTCGCCGGCACGGTCACGCACCTGCACCCGTCGTGGAAGTGCGGGCGGTCGCCCTTCTTCGTGACCTTCAGCTCGGCTGCGGCCATCGTGCAGAAGGCGCACGCGCCCGGTGCCGCGACCCTCGTGTATATCGTGCCCGCCGGCATGTTGCCCACGATGGTCTCGTCAGCGGCTGATATGACGCACTCGCCCGCCTTTGAGGTCATGGACGACTTCGCGTCGGGCTGCGCCATCCTGCCGCCCGCCACCTCGCCCAGCGCCCAGCCGACGTGCTTGTGCAAAGTGTCGGAGGCCGTGGCGTACATCAGCTCGCCCGCGGCGATGTCCGCGCACGTGCGCAGCCAGAGCGCGCCAAGCTCGGCGGATGCCGCGCCGAATGTGCGCATGACGGCATCGGCTATGGCGTGGACGATCTCCGCGGCGTTCGCCGCTGTGAGGTCCACCTCCGCTACCAGCTCGTCGAAGCGCCTGCGCGCCGGTTCCGCGACCTGCTCGCGCAGCCTGGCGAACTCGCGCGTGTCCCTATACGTCGGCATTTGCGGTCAGCTGCGTCAGGACGGAGCCAGCGCGGTTGCGCTCGATGGCGGCTTCCGCCTTGCGGCGCATGTCCTCGCCGAAGCCCAGCTGCTCGAAGAAAACGTCGGTTCCCGCGAACTCGGGGACGACAGCCGCGATCTTGACCATCGCGTCGGTCTGGCTGACCACCGACGGCATCGCGGGATTCCTGAAGTTCGGCGTGAAGTCGCGCGCCTCTGCGGGCAGCTCGTCCAGCGGCGTGTCGGTCTCGCCCGCGAGGCACATCAGCGCGAGGTTGCGCAGCGATTCGCGCGCGCCGTCGTTGAAGTCCTCGCACTCGATGATGAGCGGCTCGCTGGCGGCGTAGATGGCCTCCGCGCTGGCGGGCTGGTCGTGTATCACGCCGAG